AATTGACAAAAGTATGTAAATACCATTCAACAAAAGCTGATGGCACTACTCCAGTTGCAGTTGAAGGCAACCTTGTAATGGTTGTTAATACAGCTGATGCTTGGGATGTGAAGAAACAATACACTTCATTGAACGCTCAAGGAACCTACATCACTGCAATGCCATTTAACATTATCTTGGTAGAATCTGTGGCGCAGACGGCTGGTAAAGTAACTACATTTGTCAAAGGTCGCTACGATGCCTTTGTCGGTGGTGATATCTCACTTGGCCGTTACACAGAAACCTACGCCTTGGAAGACCTGAACCTTTACACTGCTAAGCAATTCGCTTACGGTAAGGCTCATGATGAAAAGACTGCTGCTGTTTGGACTTTACAACTCCCTCAAGCTTAGTTTAGGAGTTGAGTCATGACTGCCGAAGTAGAACTTCATTCTCTCCTTGCTGCATTTAAGGAGAGAATGAGGATTTTTCATAACGGAGAGGATACTAACCTTTCCAGAATGTTAGAAAGCTCTGAACAGGCTATTTTTCAAACCGTGGGTACTACAAACTACAATCCACGAGTGAAAGAGCTTATTTTAGAGCGTGCACGATATGCCTACAATGATCAAGTTGAATTTTTTTATCAAAACTTTCAAGGAGATTTGATGGCATTGTCACTAGAAAATTATAAACCGGAGGAAAAACATGATTAAGGTTTTAAAAGGATTTTACGACCTCAAAGAAGGGGTATTTCGTTCTGTTGATGAAGAATTTGAAGCGACAAAAGAACGCTTTGATGAAATCAATGAGGCATTACCTGAATTTGTAGAATGGTTAGAAGATCAGGAAGAAGTAACAACGTCTGATGTCGTATCATAATCGCCCAAGCTTTCGCTACAAAAAGCCAGAGGCTCAAAATGGAGATTTAAGAACCCCCTTGACTTTCTATACTTCTAAAGTTGAGGAGGGGCTTCATGGTCGAGATATAGCTCATAATAAAGCTTTTTATACGATGGGCCAAGTTTACTCCCCTAGTTTTAAAGATATCGAGATTGCGACAGGAAAGTCCATGAAAGCCAAGATGACTTTAAAAATCCGAGATCCTTTGTCTGATTATCAGCCGAAGAATGATCATTTTGTCGAAGTTGAAGATAGTCGTCTCAGTGGTAAAAAGTGGCAAATTGTCGATGTTCGCCCTGATTTTGATAATCGGGATTTTTTGATAGTCGTTATCGGTGGTGGTCAAGATGTCTAGTGGAGCAGAATTGAGAGGTTTTGACGATGTTCTAAGAAACATTGAAACCCATCTTGGTGATAACAAGGTCAAACGAGCTACTAGTCGAGCCCTGAAGGCAGTCGCAGATGAGACCTTAGAAGAATTCAAGGGTGCTTTGCAGGTCTATAAAGATACGGGAGAAACTATTGAAAGTGCTACTGCAGGGCGTGTTACTGGCCTTGCTACTGGCGTTCCTGTTGTTAAAATTGGTTTTGGCGATGGTTCTCGTTGGCGTTTGGTTCATTTGAATGAGTTTGGATATGGTAAGAACCCACATCCAAGAGGTTTCGGTGTAATCAGACGTTTCTCAGAAACAAATGCTAAAACATACAAATACAGAATCGCTAGTCATTTGAAGATAGAAGGATTTTAGATGATTAAAGATAAGTTCAATGAACTCTATGAGATTTTAAAAAAAGATGAGACTTTAGCTGGAATCAGTATCAAATCTTTCAAACGCCCAGAATCAGTACCAAATAACGAGACAAGTATCGTTATTAAACCAGTCGGTCCTCCGATGCAGGTGGTTCATGGTAGTGATACCAGTCTGTCTAAGCTGTTTCTCTATCAGGTCAATGTAGAGTCTATTGACTACATGGAGTGCAAAGAACTCCAAAGAAAAATTGAAAAGATTATGGAAGACCAGGGATTTTATCAAACCAGTGGTGGTTTGGATGAATGGATTCCAGAAATTAAACGCTATGTAGATGCTCGAACCTACAAAGGTCGGAGTGCTCTATATGAAGAATACTAAAAAAGAAAGAGGTACTATAAATGGCATTAGTTGGTTTTAAACGCATGACAATTCGTGTGTTGGATGGGAATGCTGCTCCAACACTTGGACAAAACCTTTTCGTGATTGAAGGTAAAACTGGTGAAGGTGCGACTCGTACTGCTAAGATTTCAGGTCTTGCAAGTGATCCGGTAAAAACATACGGTAGTGACGTTGCTTACCACGTATCAAATCGTGGTGTGGGCGATGTGAAGATGGAAATGACTGCGGTTGATATCCCTTCAACGGTATTGGCTAAGATTCTTGGACACCAAGTGAAAGATGAAATCATTGGTATCGGTGCTGACACTACTGCACCATTCTGCTCAGTCATGCTTGAATCTAAGACTGCAAATGGAACTCAGGCGCAAGTCGGATTCTTTAAAGGTCAGTTCTCAATGGATTCTGAAGAGCTTGAAACTCTTAAAGACAAGCAAGAAGAACTTCCAGATGATAGCTTGAGTTTTGCTTCAATCGCGAGTGATGATGCTGAAACTGAAGGTCTTTACTATGTTAAATACATCGGTAAGGATGAAGCCAAACTCAAAAAATTCAAAGGTCAGCTTAAAATGGTTGCTGCAGGATAGGAAGAGGGCGCAAGCTCTCTTTTTATCTTTTTTCTAGAAAGGAAAGTATATGGCAAAGGTTAAATTTTTAATTAAAAACGAAAAGGGTCAGGACGTTCAAAAGACCAGTAAGGAAATTACTACTAAGGACTATCGTGACTACCTGATTCTCAATGAAGCACTATCTTCTGATTTGTCTGAAGTTGAAAAATTAGACAAGCAATTAGAATTCATCGCCTCATTGTTTGAAGACTTGGAAGTGGAAGAACTGTTGAAATATACAGACATGGCAGATATTTTCGCAGTATTCACAGATATCTATTCTCATTTGGTAGGTGATGTTGACCCAAAGGAGAAAAAATAAAGCCAAGCGAAGCATTAAAAAGATTTTATAAATTTATCAAGCAAGCGACTGAAGGACCGTACAGCATGAGTATTCGGGATGTAATGGATACTAGTTGGGAGGATCTAATGGGCGTTCTTGGTGAAACTGAATCTGCTAAAACCGAAGAAGTCATTGATCTAGCTGACTTTCTAGAAACAATTTAAAAAGGAGGATTCGAATGGCAGGTGGAACGCCGTTAGGTCAAATGTATATCGAGCTAGGGCTGGACGTGTCGAAGTTCAATCCTACTCTAAATGGTGCTAAGAATGCGGTTAAATATTTTCAAAGTAACGTAAAGGCGCTAGATAGTTCTCTTAAAAATAACGGTAAAAATACAGACTTACTTCAAGCTAAGTACAAGACACTTGGTCAAGCGATTGAAGCGCAAAGAAAAGTCTTGGAACAAATGAAGAACAGCTTTGATACTCTCGAACCTGGTACGGCTAAATTTGATAAGGCCGCTGCTGAGATTGAACGCGAAAATGCCAAGTTGGCAGCTATGGAAGGTCAACTTCATAGAGTGCAGCAAGCCCTGATCGCAGTTGGGAAAGAAAATAGCTTTGCGAATCGTATTAACAAACTCGGAGATAGTCTGATTAAAGGCGGAGATAAAATCAAAACTTTTGGTGACAATATTTCAAGTTTTGGAGGCAAGTTAACAACAGGGTTAACTGCACCTTTAGTTGCTAGTGTCGGCTTAATTACAAAGGCGGCAATTGATTATGAGTCAGCGTTCGCAGGAGTTAAGAAAACAGTCGACGAAACCGCGACGGTATCTTACCAAAAGTTATCAGACGGCATCCGTCAGATGGCTAAAGAATTGCCAGCCAGTGCAGTAGAAATTGCCAACGTAGCCGAGGTAGCTGGTCAGTTAGGTATCAAGACAGAAGATATTCTCTCATTCTCTCGAACTATGATTGATATGGGAGAATCGACGAACTTGAGCGCTGAAGAAGCTGCAACAGCTATTGCCAAGATTGCTAACATCATGGGCTTGACGTCAGACGAATATTCTCGATTCGGTGCAGCTGTTGTAGACCTTGGTAATAATTTTGCTACGACTGAAAAAGATATTGTTGAGATGACTAATCGTTTAGCAGCAGGGGGTAAGCTTGCTGGATTAAGCACAGCGGATATCTTAGGTCTTGCTACTGCTATGAGTTCGGTTGGTATTGAGGCAGAAGCGGGTGGTACTGCCATGACTCAGACACTGACCGCAATTGGTAATGCCGTTTCATTGACAGGAAAGGGAGCAGCTGATGACTTGAATCTTATTGCTAAGACTGCAGGAATGACATCAGAGGAATTCCAACAGGCTTGGAAAGAGAAGCCTGTTGTTGCCTTACAATCATTTATTAAGGGACTTCAAGAAGCGCAAAATAAAGGCGTGAACATGAACGCTATTTTGATGCAACTTGGAATGACAGGCGTCCGACAAAGTAATATGCTAAAATCTTTGGCTCTGGCTTCAGATAAGATGGGACAGGCTGTGGATCGTTCGAATAAGGCTTGGAAAGAGAATACTGCTCTGACTAATGAAGCCAATAAACGATACGAGACCACAGAATCACAATTGAAGATGTTCAAGAACCAAGTAACAGACTTAGCTATTGAGTTTGGAGGGCCACTCCTAAAGGCTCTCCGTGAAGGTCTTAAAGCAGGAAAACCTTGGATTGAGACATTAGCTAAAATGGCGAAACAGTTTAGCTCAATGTCTGAAGAACAGCAAAGAAATATCCTAAAATGGGGGGCTTTGGCAGCAGGAGCTGGACCAGCTCTAACAATTCTAGGGAAAGGTCTAGGAATCATAGGAAATTTAACAAAAGCTCTTGGATGGCTGACAAAGGGAACCGGTAAAACAGTAGGTGGTTTATCTTTGATGCTTAAAACTTTCCAAGCTTTTAGAACAACTGGAAATTTAACATCTGCTTTTCAATTGGCAAGTACTGGGATGGCTTCGTTCGGAACAGCAACAGCAACAGCTTCTACATCAACAAGTCTTTTAACAACAGCATTAGGAACTCTTGCAAGTCCTCTTGGTTTGATAGTTGGAGGCCTGAGTCTCGCTACAGCTGCTATTGTTTACCTCGGAAACGAGAAAGACAAAGCTCGCATCAAGACGGAAGAATTCGGTTCACAATTAAGTGATACTACAAGAGGCGAACTCAGAAATTTCCAGAAGACAGTTGATGAAACTAGCACTGCAGTCGCTAATTTCGGAACACACGCAGGAGATGCTGAGAAAGTTTCTGGTGCTTTCAAAAAACTTTATGATGAAATCGTAGATGGTGCAGATAAAGTCAATAAACGTATGGCTGAGCTTGGTTCTAAATGGGGTCTTAGTGAAGAAGATATTGCTAAAGCTCAAGAAAAGAATGCTCAAGTAGTATCTAATACTGAGACTATGATGAATCAAATCAATGACATTTATCAACGTCACAATGGAGATGCGAGCAAGTTCTCCCGAGAAGAGAAAGAAATCATCTTGAATAATCAGAATGAGATGATTAAAGCCAAGCTCTCAATGATGGACTTGTCAGCTGAGCAACAAAAGGCTGCCTTACAAGCTTTAAATGGCGAAGTCAGAAATCTGAATGAGACTCAGTTAGATCATACAAAAGATGTCTTGAAAAAGGCTCTCGACGAGGAAAAGAAACTCTATGAAAATTCAAAGAGTGAGTTAAAAGAGTTGTTGGCCGGAAAGGCCATCGACCAAGAAACTTATAACAAGAAAATGCAGGCTCTAGAAGCTAACCATACTCAAACTATGGAAGCTCTGGGTGTTAAGTATTATCAAGTTATGCAGAATCTTGATGCAAAAGTAAAAGCTCGGACTGGACAAAGTTGGAACTATTGGGAAGAAGCCAAGAAAGTTCTAGAAGAATATGGGTTATCCTATGAAGTGATTGGCCAAAAAGCTGCAGAAGCTTCTCGAAAAATGGGAGACTCCCACAGCATCCTCGCCAAATATACTAGTGATATGAGCAAGGAAACAAGAGAAGCCAACGACGCTTGGTCTTTGCTGGTTGGGAACATCAATGAAAATGGTAATTTTGAAGTTAAATCGAATGTTAAGGAAGTAATTGGAGAAGCAACTAAATCTGCAGAAGGTTGGGAGCAATTTAAGTTCATAGCTAAAAATGCAGATATCAATTCTAACGCTCGTGTGACAATCGCAGAAGCTCTTGTGGAATCAGGTAAATGGTCAACTATGACACTTGAAGAAAAGCAACTAATTGTTCAAAATCAAGCTGGACTACAAGCTATCTTTGACAGTGAGTCTCAGTTGAAAATTTGGAACAGTATGCCTGCAGAAGTCAAGGAACTACTTTTGAAAAATGCAGATGTGATGAACAAAGCTGAAGAGGCTTCAAAAGCTTTATATAACTACGAAGCACTCACACCTAAGCAGAAAGAGTTGCTTGCGACGGATGAGAATTTCAGAAACGCTGTTGCTCGTTCGACTGACACGTTAACTACTTGGAATGCGACGGTGCCGTTTACAAAAGATTTGAAAGCTGATCCAACAAGTGTTTTAAACAATAGTCAATTATCAATTGATAAAATTTTGTCCTGGAACATGACAAGTGCCGATACAAAATCATTGGATGCAGTAGACAATACGGGTGCTGCAGTCGGAAGTGCAATCATTAGCGTGAATTCTCCAAGACAAGAAGCTCCTATTGATCTGTTCGCTACCGACCAAACAGGTGGAGTAAGAAACGAAACGAGCAGTGCTATTAATGCAATTAAACAATATAATCCAGTAGATATCTCAGCCAAAAATAGCACGCAAGGAACTGTAAATGAAGTCCAAAGTGGTGTGAACGGCATTCAAGATAGAACGGTTACAATTAATGCTCAAGACAACGCTTCTGGGGTGCTTGCGGGCATTAGAAGCTGGATTGATAGTGTAACAGGTAATTTCTTTACTACTATTTTTGCAAGTCAGCATGCTCATGGTACGAACTATCACCCAGGTGGACTTGCGGTAGTCAACGACCAAAGAAATAGTAATTATAAAGAGCTTGTTACTCTTCCGGATGGTAGAAGTTTCATTCCTGAAGGACGAAATGTCCTTCTTCCACTACCTAGAGGATCTAAGGTGTTGCGAGCAGATAAGACCAGACGTCTGATGCATGAAATGGGCGTTCCTAAGTACGCTTCAGGTATCGGAATTCCGAGTGACGCTAAATTTCTTAGAGAAATGGAACAAGCACAACAAAATATTGTTGTTCAACACCAATACACAAATAAGGGGCAAGATACAGATAAAGTTGTGTCTGAGATGAGGATTCTGAGAGCAAGTATGGAGAAAATCCTTACTGCTATCCTTGAAAAATCGCCAGATGTCTACTTAGACAATGAAATTATTTCACGCAAAACCTACGAACAACATGGAGCAATTTACGCAAGGGAGGGTATTTAATGTTTTACATGATTATTAATGGTTTTAATACATCTACTATCCCTCACTGCGTTGTAACGGATTTTGGAGAAGTCGAGGCTGCCAAACCTCATGCGGAATCAGTAGATGTATATGGTTTGAACGGAAGTTATAGAGTGCTAGATGGCTCTTATGAAAGCTACGAGCGAACGATATCTTTTTATGTACCGAAACTAGTAGATATTTCAACAATTGTAGATAAATTTCAGCCAAAAGAAAATGTAATAGAATTCAGCTATCAACTTGGATCATATTTCTATGCAGACTTTTCAGGAGCGACCTACAATCGTAACGGAATGCATGCATGGAAGATAGATGTCAAGCTAATCATGCAACCCTTCCGATATCAGAAGAGCGTAGATCCTGTTGTTCTGACTGCATCTGGTACAATCACAAATCTTGGGACGATTTATTCTGAACCAATCATTGAGGTTGAGGGGGATGGTGACATCTCCCTTACAATTGGCCGTAAAACCATGTATCTGACGATTAAGACAAAGGCTACGATTGATTGTAGGCAGGGCAAGCAAAACATCTACAATGCAACTGGTGCAGTTCAGAATACGCTTCGAAAACGTGGAGGGTTCTTAGAAATTCCGACTGGTAAGGTTGGTATTTCATTCACTGGAACCGTCCGTAAGATTACTATTCGACCGAATTGGAGGTATAAGATTTGATTTATTTAACAAATGGGAACATGCCTCTGAATGCTGCTTATGCTGATGAAATTGTTCAAGAGGACAACAGCACCTATCAATTGAGCTTCCGATTTCCGACATCTGATCCATTGTGGGAGAAGTTGAAGGAAGAGACATTCTTAACGGCTGATGATCTTCACGGTGAGCAGGATTTCGTCATTTTTGAGGTTGAGAAGAAGCACGGCTATATTCAAGTCTATGCGAACCAGGTATTCACCCTCTTGAATAACTATGTGGTCAATCCTATCTCTTTGGATAGACAGACTGGTTCGACTGCCTTGAGTCGCTTCGCTGGAAGCATCACTCGTGACAATCCCTTCTCATTCTTCTCTGATATTGAAGATAGACACAGCTTCAATATCGGCTCTAAGAATGCCATGGAGGTTTTTGCGAAAGATAAGCATTCTATCATAGGTCAATGGGGTGGTGACCTTGTACGGCATGGCTATCAGGTTCGTTTGTTAAAAAATGGCGGTTCAGAAAATGAATCGCTTTTTATGTATAAAAAGAATTTGTCTAGCTATCAACACAAGACCTCCACCAAGTCTTTAAAGACTCGAATCACCTTCAAGACTACTGTCAAAGGCGAGGGAGAAAAGGCGCCTGATCGCACGTTCACGGTTATAATTGATAGCCCACTCATTAACAAGTACAGTCAAATCTATGAAGATGTGATTGAGGTTAATGACCAGGACGTGAAGGATGAAGCCAGTCTTCGGAAATATGGTGAGCAGTATTTCAGAACAACGCTCTGTGACATGATGGAAGATAGCCTTGAGCTTGAGGTTGTCGGTCAGAGTGATGTGCCTGTTCAGATGTTTGATGTCGTGAGCATCTTCCACGAGCGTTACAATCTCGACGTGCGCAAGAAGATTACTAAGTACACTTACTCACCGATGGCCAAGAAGTTGAAATCTATCGGATTCGGTCAGTTCCAGTCAGGACTTGCGAATGCGATTGGTAACGCAGTGAGTGATGCAGTCAAGGGTGAAGCACAACAACTTCAAAGTGATTTTGAAAGGCAGTTAGCCAGAGAATTAAAGAATGCTGATCTTACTTTTGAACGGCAAAAAGAAGAGTTGGTCAATCAATTCACAGATGATCTCAACGCTACCAGAGCAAGGGCCGAAGAAGTCAAGAGAGAACTCTCTGACACGATTGACCAGCGTTTTAGCAGTTTTGATAATGGGCCACTACAAGAAATCAAGAACAAAGCTATAGAAGCCTTGCGAAACGCTGGCGCAAGCAGTCTACTCGCTCAGGAAGCGAAACGGATTGGGTTGGATTCTGTTGCCAAACTTGAAGAGTTTAAGAGACAGGCTACGAGCGCTCAGACGACTTTGGCGGGCGATTTGGATGTTCTGAAACTTACCATCGCAAACAATATTCGACCGAAGCAAGCACAGGCTGAAGCTGAGATTGCCAAGCAAGTTGAAGCACTTGTTCAGACCAAAAAAGAACTGGCTGGTGTGAAGTCAGCGCAAGCGACGTATGAGGAGACGACGACTCGCAGACTGTCAGAACTGACCAACTTAGCTAATGGCAAGGCAAGCAAGTCAGAACTCACGCAGACAGCCGAGCAGCTGGCTAGTAAGATAGCGAGTGTGCAGGTTGGTAGTTCACGGAATTACTTCAGGAATTCACGTTCAAGGACGTTTACTACAGGAGATCAAGCGACATACGACTACCGAACATTCATAGTCCCTGATTTCTGGAAGAACAGTGACAGGTTCAAGCGTGATTATGTTCGCATATCTTTTGATGTGACTTTCCCTGTTGCCTTAGCCAATGATACACAAGCCAATGTTCACTTTGGTGCTCATCCGTGGTATGGCTATAAACTCACATTTAAAGGTGGGATTACCGAACGTCAACATTTTGAGTTCACAATTGACTTGTCTAGCTCTTCTGAAACCTATCAGACTAACAATGTCTTTATTCGTTTTGGGACGAATTACGGCTTTCCAGCTGATTTGCAGGTCGTCATCGAGAACGCTATGTTATCGGTTGGCAATTATTTCCCAGCCTATCAATCAGCGTATGAAGACCAAGAAGACCGTGTCTCAACCGTTGAATCTAACTTCAGGCAGCGCGCTGATGCACTAGATGCTGGTGTGAACCGTCTGACTGAAGGCTTGAGATCCAAGGCTGACATCAGCTCGCTCAATGTGACTGCCGAGAATATCAGACAGTCTGTGAAAAGTCTTGAGACAAGCACGAAGGATAAGCTAGATCAGAAGTTGAGTCTGGCTGAATTTGAGGTGCGAGCTGGTTCTATCCGTCAAGAAATCTTGAATGCAACCAAGGACAAGGCAGATAAGACCCTAGTTGTGGCTGAAGCTGGGAAATTGCGAGAAGAATTTTCGAAGATGAAGGTCGGTGGGCGGAATTATGCTGAAGACTATGACTTTTCAAGAAGTCTTTGGCAATATAGTCAAGGCGATAGTAGTCCACAAGATTGGACCATTTTGAATGGCGAATACAATGTTAAAGGCACGACTAACACTTGGAAGCAGATGCAAATCTATTCGAAAGAAGGGAGTCGAGCTTCCAGTAAGAGTTCGACAGCTCTTCTTGATTTGGAGATTGGCGAGACTTACACCC